CACGTCGACCTTCGACATCCCTGCTGGCGATGTTGCGGGCTACACCACTTGGGACAGCACCACGGCACGGGCGATCATCGAAAAGATCACCCTGCAGCGTTCGCGCGGTGGCCGTTATCCCGACCTCATCATTGCCGACGCCAATTCGTATGCTGCTATCTCGGCTGCATTCGTGGCACACCAGCGTCTCGCATCGGAACGTCTGGCACGCCTTGGCTTCACCGGCATGACGATCATCACCCCGGCAGGCCCGGTCGACGTGATCGCAGCAGGCGGTATCGGCAATGTCATGCCCGCGGATACGTTCTTCGGCATCGATACGCAGGGTATGGCGATCTACACGTTCCCGGGTCAGGAATTCGTTCCTTTCCATCCGGGCAACGGCATGCGTCCTATCAATCAGGATGCGGTGGCTCAGGGCGTGGTCTGGACGGGGCAGCTTGTCCTTGAAAACCCGCTCTTCACCTATCGCGCCATCACGGCCTAAAGAGAGGACTGAAACATGGTTACTTCACCTTTCCGCACCACTGGCCAGCTTGGCCCGGATCTGCACCAGCAGGTTACTCCGGGTGAGGTCTGGTATGACAATCCCGATCTTGTCAGCCCCGTCGTGGGGACGCGTGAGACCGGCGACGATGGTTTCGATTATGTCTGGGTTCGCGCTTCTGCGAACGTCGCGGCAGCATCGGCACCGGGCACGCAGGTTTCGATCACGGTCCCTGCCTACACGGCAGCGGCTGGCTCGGGCGGGTTCTATGCCCCGATCGCAGGCGTTGCGTCCGGCGATTACTTCTGGGCCAAGAAGGGTTCGACCCTTTAATCCGGTGGGGGGCTTCGGCCCCCTTCCTTCCTCTAGTTGGAGCGTCCATCCATGACACAGTTAGCAGTTATCGACGAACGGGACCTTTCGGTTACGCCCGTATTCAAAGTTATCCAGGTTGAAGACATCAACGCCTCCGAACGCGCGGGCCATCTTGTGATGAAGACGCGCGAAGTCGTCGAGGTACGCATTGCGGGTTATCGCGATGTGAAGGTCTTCCCCTCCGACGCTGTATGGCGGCGCGAAGGCAACAGGGCGATTACCTATGCCGAACGCTGGCCGGAACAGTACGCATCCTATCACAACGGCGACGACCAGATGGCAGTGGGCACGCCGCTTGAAATGCTGCGTCCGTATGGCATTTCCGAATCGATGATTTCGGTCTGCCGCGCGCTGAAGGTGTATTCGATTGAAGCCCTGTATTCTCTTGAGGATCGGGGTCTCAAGGCGCTCGGCATGAACGGCAATCGGCTAAAGGACGCGGCCCGCCAGTTTATGTCCGAGCGCCAAACCACTGCATCGGCACTGTCCGAGGTTGAAGCCCTTAAGCAGCGCATTGCCGAACTTGAGGCATCAGGATCGAAGGTCGAGGTTCCCAAGGAACTGCCGACTGATGACGATGTGGAGGCTGCGCTGGCTGCATCCGATAGCGAGTTTGAGGGTATGAGCGACGACAATATCAAGGAAGAGATCGCGTTGCTTGCAGGTTCCAAGCCGCGCGGGAACCCCTCTCGCGCCACATTAGTCAACTCCCTGCGCGAATTGCGCGAAGCAAAGGCGGCATAAATGACGGTTCTTGCGGCTCTCCAATCGGCGGCTCTGCGGCTTGCAGGTCGGAGGCCGCAGACCTTTTTCGATGCGTCTGGCCAGCTTGAGCAGGAGCTGTGCGATCTTGTGAATGAGGTTGCGCAGGACATCGCGCAATACACCGATTGGCAGCAGCTTATCCGCCTGCACACGATTGTCGGCGATGGGGTGACTTCGGAATTCCCTCTGCCTGACGATTACGGCAGTTTCCCTATCAAGGGCGACGTGCAGGACTATACGACGTGGGCGTGGGGGTATCACCACTACACCGACCTCGACACGTTCCTGTTCGATCAGGCGCGCAACTTCAATGCGCTGCCGGGTGGATGGATTATCTACGGCGACCTGATGCGGTTCTCGCCTGTTCCGGGTGAGACTGTGCAGGCGCGCTTCCCGTATCTGACGAAAAATATCGTCCGCGCGTTTTCCACAGTTCCGAAAGAAGAGTTCACGGCAGACGATGACACGTTCCTTCTGCCCGAACGCCTTCTAACGCTTGGCCTCGTATGGCGCTGGCGCGAAAACAAAGGTCTTGCTAGCACTGGCGACCAAGAAGCGTATATCAAGGCTCTCGACGATTACGCAGCAAAGAGTAAGGGGCCGGTTGTGATCAGACGTAACGGCGCAAGGCACTTTCCGGGAACGCACGCCGCCTTTCCCTGGGAGCTTGGCCCCGCCAATTACTGGCCCGCTGGCTGATGGTTTATCCTCGCCGCCGAATGCAACCCAAGCCAAGGCGCTCGCAGACGCGTAAGTGGCCTGCGCCTGTCTCCGGCTGGGTATCCAATCGTATGCTGTCGGATCCCAAGTCCATTGAGGGACCGGGCGCTGCGGTCATGGATAACTTCTTTCCGCGCTCGACGGGTGTTGCGCTGCGCAGGGGCAAAGCGCGCTATGCCACGCTTGAAGATGAGGCGTTGGATGTCGAGGCTTTGTTCACCTATCACGATGGCACAAGCGAGCAGATGTTTGCGGCCAATGAAACGACCATTTATGACGTAACCAACGTGGTATTCCCTGAGCCGCAAGACCTGGGCGATGGTGACGGCGATTCCTTCGGGGACGGTGAAGGCAATATCATTGGCTGGAACTCGACGGCGGGCCTTGATGTGGCAGGCGGTTATACCTCCGGCGACTGGTCGGTTATCCAGTTTGCCACGACAGGCGGAATTTACCTTGTCGGCGTCAACGGTTCGGATCTTGGCTTTATCTTCGACGGTGAGCGGTTTTATCCCGCTGTCGATGGCGGCACGACGCAACTGAATTACGATGGGCTGACTGAAGACTTCGTGATTGGCGAAACGATCACGGGCGGCACAAGCGGAGCGACTGCTACGCTATGGCGGCAAGAAGTGGCAACCGATACGACCGGCCAGTTGTTCCTCTACAACGTGACAGGCACATTCGTGGATGACGATGTGCTGACGGGAGAAACGGCAGGGGAAGCGGATGCGATTGGCGCGCCTATTCCTAATGTCGCTCCGGGGATGGATTTCGGATCGCTGACTAGCGCCGATATGTCGTTTGTGTGGTCCTACAAGAACCGGCTCTATTTCGCGCAGAAGAACAGCCTTTCGGCATGGTATCTCGACGTTGATAGCATCGGCGGCACGGCAACCGAATTTCCGATGGGGGGCATTTTCGCCAACGGCGGTTCGCTGATGTTCGGGCAGCGGTGGTCGCTGGAATCGGGCGGTTCTGGCGGTCTGTCGGAGCAGAACATATTCGTGTCGACCGAAGGCGAGGTGGCTATCTATCAGGGCACGTCGCCTAACGAAGCCTCTACATGGTCGCTAGTGGGTGTTTATCGCATCGGTGCGCCGCTAGGGAAGCGTGCCTATATTCGCGGAGGCGGTGACTTGGCCATTGCTACGTCTGTCGGGCTGGTGCCGCTTTCCAAGGCCATTTCGCTGGATGTCACGGCGATGAACGTGGCATCGATCAGCTACAAGATTGCCGACGCTTGGACGGAAGCTGTCAATCTGCGCGGGGAGCAGAACTGGCAGTGCATGATATGGCCTGAACGCAAGATGGCGCTGGTTGCCTTGCCGGACATGGTAGGTGGCAGCGATCCCGTGATGTTCGTTTCCAATACCGAGACGGGCGCATGGGGCCGCTATACCAACTGGCAGGGCCTTTGCATGACGGTGTTCCGGGGCGAGTTATACTTCGGCTCGCCATTGGGCCGGATATATCAGGCGGAAACGGGCGGGCTGGATGACGGGGAAACCTATTCTGGCGCAGTGGTTCCGTTGTTCGACGATATGGGATTTTCGGCAGGCTCAAAGATCGGCAAGATGGCACGGGCACGAGTGCGCGCATCCACAAAGATTGTCGACAGCGTGTCTCTGCTTTCGGATTACAACGTGGACCTTCCGCCTGCACCGGATGCAACGGGTGTTTTCGCTTCAAACTCATGGGGCACTGGTGTATGGGGGCAATCCAAGTGGGATTCGGCGACGCCTAGCGTGATCAACC